AATTATTAAGATTATCACTAGCAGATGCTATTGAAGAGCTGGCATAAAAATTACCTCTATCATCAGTTTTTCTAGAATCCCATCGAGCTTCAATAATTGGCCTTTTGAAAAAGAATTCACTAGATCTAGAGAAAAACTTTTTAGTGTAATAGCTTCTTTTTGATCCTAAAGTATTGTGAATTTGTGGCCCTTGATCTAGTCCAGAAGAATTAGAAACATAACCCTCAAAGCTAGATGATAAAAACACGCCAAAGCCATAATTTGATTGTGTACCTGCAATCCATTCTTCCATTACCGCAGTAACATCTAATTCTAGGTCATCATCACCCTCAACAAAGTTATATGTATAATTAGGCATTGTAATGCCGGCAGTATACGATGATGAGTGGTAGTCGCCTCCTACCTTGCCCCATCGCTCAGAACGTTCTTTATTCATCCAATTAGAGCCATCTATGCTATCAACTGTGGTATCTTTATAAGATATCATGTCTAAGCCAGTGCCTTCTTGCCAAGATTGAGAAACAGCTAAAACATTAAAAGTTATATTTTTAGCTAGCTGTTCTGAGTGCCTAGCATTGTACATTTTTAAATAAAATCTAACACTTCCAGACGCAGGTATCAAACCAGAAGCTCTATTTGAGGTTATTGTTGTAACTGGAAACTCTACAAGCACACGCGAGAGTTCGACTGAACCGGTTTGTGAAGCTGAAGCAGTAGTTTGTTGCTGGCCATAAATAGAAAAAACTTCTAATATATCTGCAGCGCCCATATTAGAGCCTGTAGCTCTAGTTGACAGGCCCGGTCCAAACGCATTAGTAATTGTATTATCTTTTGTTGCTTTGTATCTTTTTATAGCCATTATCTAATTGTTCCTTTAATATCTAAGTTAGGAAATTTAACTTCGTATACAACATTTTCTGGAGCGTATAAAATTCTACCATCAGCCGATATATAATCTTCAATAACAATATTATCTGATGAATAATCACCACTGCTTTTGTTTGTTATCTTTACATTAACAACATCAACAATCTCATCTAAATTATTTAAAATATCATAAATTTTAGTAATATATATTGGCTGTCCAATATCAAGCTTCTGTTCAAACATGTCTTGTATTTCTGTAATGGCTATTGTCATAGCTTCAAATTTATCTTGTTCGTAATCGACAACAGCTGTAAAATCTATTTCTATATTAATAATCTTAGGATCTAAAATATCAATTGTATCATTGATCATTCGATAATTATTAAGCCAAGTTTTTAAGTTATTTTTTAAAATTTGATTACTAGTAATTAATTTACCGTTTTCATCTTCTGATAAAACATATAAATTTAAGTTTCTTTTAAATGAATCTTGGTCTCTTACAATTTTTGCTCTTTTAACTTGGCCAAAGCGAGCAGGCATTCTGTATATTAATGCCTCGTAATCATTTGCTGTTACAGCTCTATTTTGAGTTGCAAAAACATCATTAACTCTTTGCTTAAGCTCGTTTGCAGTTGGTAAAGAGGTGTCGCCTGTAATTGGTTCTTCATTAGTAACTTCTAAGCTGTTACGAACATTATCTATCTTTAATCCATTTGTAGCATTTGGCTTAAAAACTAAAATTGGTGTTATAAGATTTGTTAGACCACCAGTGGCAACGTTAGAATTGTCTGACGTATTTTTTCTATAGACAACCCTCAATGTTGTGTTTTGTGGTGCAATGCCAAATTTATCTGACTCAATTAATTTTGATGGATCAAAACTAGTATCTTGTTCATAATTTTTGCCGTGCATTTTTAGTACAACATTAGCTGGGTGGCTTAAATTATCGGTTTTTAAATTGTTTTCAGAACCGTATCCAAACTTCAAGGTGACAACATTATTTTTTTTCATTGTCATAAATCTTCTTGGTACAGATGTGGCTACCATGATATTAGGTATTCTTTCTCTTGTGCTGTCATCTTTATTAACAACAGATCTAAAAACCGTATCTTGTGAAAGATAATCAACTTCAAAGTATTCATGACCCTCTGTATCAACAACCGATATAATTTCTGTTATATTTGGATCTTGTAGTTCCACAGTTAAAAATCTAGAGAACGTTCCTACAGTAATTAATTGTGCTTGTTCTTCGCCTGACATAACTCGACCATAAGCTTTTACTGCATATGATGTTGGTGCTCCACCACCAGGGGTGCCGGTAGCTGGCACAACTTCATTATTAGAATCTGAAAAGTCTATATCGTCAATAAGCGTGAATGATTGGCCAGCGTTTGAAGAAAACTGAGTTCCTTTAGCTAGTATGGGCAAGTAATCAGTATCGACAGAGCCATCAGATGCCACCGGAGCTAGCACATACAGAGAAACAATGCCAAAAGAACTAGCTCTTAAATTTTCTCTATAACCGACTTGCTCACCTAATCTTAATATATTATCATACTCTATCGCTGTATCAATAAAAGACTCGTTTGTTTGATAATCTAAATAAAACGATAAGATATCTCCCATGTAAGATACAGTATCTAACATTAAAGAGCCAAAAGATGCTTCAGAAAAATCTTTAAAATTGTCTGGATAATATCTTTTTGCATAATCAACTAAAGATTCTTTAATATTATTAAAATCTCTAGAAGTATAATTAATTAACTTTTTATTTTTTTTAGTCATTTTAGTTTGTTCCATCTGTTGTAAAAACAACACTAGTACTTAAATTAAGATTTGGAACACCATACAAAATTTCAACTGATAGTATCTGTGAATCCTCATCTTTAACACCGAAAGAATCGGTTGTATTGACGTTTATTTTATATATCTGTATAAAAGGTAAATATTTTTGTGTTTGACTTTTTATTCTTGTTTTTAAAGCCGGCACAACTTGTATGCTTGGATCGAACAAAAAACCTCTTAAGCCAACGCCAAAATCTGGATTCATCATTTTTTCACCAGGCGAAGTTAATAATAAATTTTTAAAATTTTGTTTTATTTCGTCTTTGTAGGTTTTAACTAAAGCATAGGTGCCATCAGTTTCATTTATGTCAAATGGTAATTGTGGCCCTATTCCTTTCATGTTAACCCCTTACAGTTCATCCAGGCATGGATCTTCTTCCTGGTTTATGTCGTCGTGCGTTTTTTCGTCTATCGCATCTATAATTAGTAACGCAATATAAATCATACCAGGAACTGTGCTTGGGGGGCCAAAGCCTGTAATAAAAAGTGGATTTGGTGGTGGGAAGCCTCCACCATACGGTATCCAAGTTGGGAACATTAGGAACCATAATCCCGGTAAAAGAAAAGGCGATTTAAATATTTTCTGTATTGTGTTCTTTGCTTTACGATGAAACTCTTCAATCTCTTCAATAACGTTTTCAATATCAGATAATATTTCACTAAGTTTCTCATCAGCACCAATCAATGTTCGCAGTAAAGCTTTGAGGCCAGGTGTTTCATCCGAGATTGAATTATTAAATACCTCATCTATTTCTATAATAGCTTTCTGAACTTCTTCAGATGCATTTAGGAAAATTTCACCACCTATTTGGGAAGCGCGAACCCATTTAATTTTTTCACCTGGCTGAACTTCTCTAAAGACACCTAAATTCACTAATTCTCCTACAGTTAATACACCGGCAGTATATGTGTTTGTTTCGCCAGTTTGCTCATTTAAAACTTTAAAGTCTGAACCAGGCGTAGGTGATGCCTCAAGATCAGTTTGAGGTTCATAATATTGACCAGGCTGACCAGAATATTCATACGTTCCACCTATATCCAAAGAGCTAGGAACATATAGTGGTTTTTTAGTATCGTATTCATACTCTTCAACACTGCTATCTTTTTGTGGCTGTATACTTGGATCTATTTCAAACTTCCACTTTTTAAAATCTTCATCATCAGCTTCAAATATTATTAGACTTCCGATTGTTGGAGAGTTTGGATCTCCTGGGTCAGTTGGCACCGACAAGGCGCCTGCTTTAGCAACATTCACAACAGTTGTGGCTATAGAGCCAGCAATTGAAAGAGCCGTTTCAGCTGATCTAACAATTTGTTCCTGCGTAGTTCTAGCGCCTTCAAGGGCGGCTTTTGCTGTTTGATTGCCAGCCTCGACTGCATCGAGGGCAGCAGTGGCAATAGCATTAGCAGCATCAATTATTCTCTGTGCAAGATTAACAGCAGGGTCTGTTTGTTCAACTAAGTTTTTGAGAGTTAAGTACATTGTTTC